CGGTTTACTTGTTAGTGACACTGAAAAGGAAATATATCAATCTTATTTAAAAAATGAATTGCCCCACAGTGTCACTAGTGCATTATCTCTCTTTAACGGTCATCCAATAACTGCTGTTGTCCGTGACACCTGTGAAGACCTCAATATCATAGAGAACGTCAGATTGACAAAATCACCTGAGACTGATGCTTACGGAAGATATGCCGGTTCTTATCCTAACAGGTCCATAATAGATATAAATAGTGGCAAGTTAGCTTCATATGGCCTAGTTAGGTGTATATTACAACCAGAAATGGATGGGGAAGATGCAAATAGGATTAGAAAAACAGATGCTGCCGTTGAGGTCTATCACGCTGACTTAAGAAATTCTACATTGAAGATGAAAACTTACTATACAGAGGAAGAACAAACTAGGCTAGAATTGTATGAAGAAGTTTTGAAAGTAAATAAGCCACGTAATGACAATGGAGAGCCCAATGAAGAATATGATGCTGCTTCAGCTGCAAAACAAAATTTAAAGAATCAAATTGTGCAAAGGCTACAACAAGACCGTGAATCACTCTATAATGCCTTATGTGTCGAAAGGACCGATGATGATCTGGTGCGTTATATCCAAAATCTTGCAAATTATCAGGATAATGTTGAAGCCCATGAACTTGATGAAGAACACCCAGAACCGGCTTATGAACCAGCCTATGACATAAAGAATTGGAGAGACCTACTTATTAATATGACTGATGTTATTTACTATATACCAGATGATGATCTTTATACTGTTGCTGATTATCTTAATGAAGGAACTATAATGGTGGGCACCTTACATGTACCTAAGAACATAACTACAGAGCCACAATACATACAATACGGTCAAAATATCGAAGGAGTATTGAATATTTATGAAGACACTCCTTTAGAGGAAGTTGTAGGCCAACAAGCAATGTTACCACTCAATCACACAATGATGGCAATGAAAATGAATGGAAATAAAAATGCTTATTACCACCCCATCCGATTCCCTGAATTAGCAAATGTTGACAATTATTTAATACCCGCTACTCACAATAGAGATTATATCTTGAAAATACATGTAACACAAAGAATTGATGCAGGTGCAACTTACTACCTTAGGTTTAGCATTGATAAACATGTTATAGGACAACAACCTGAAAACAGGCAGCATTTATTCATACCAGATGGGTTGCTATATACAAAAGAACATGGAAAACACAATAAATATATACAAGATGTTAACAGACAATTCAGAGATCAACGAAGAGGAAATGTAGCAGAGGCAGCTGAGGCATACAATTATGAGTTCAACACACCACCACAATACAATATAACATTAGATAAGATTAAAGTTGGAGGTGAAGTAATAGTAGGACCAGAAAGAAGAACAGTAATTGATAGGACAAATAAGCAGTACTATGCCTATTATAGAAAAGATGGTAGGTTCTTTAATTTCAGTGTAAACTTCAAAATGGATGTGAACTTCATGAAGGACTTTGTAGTAAAGAAAATTGACCCCAAACTAATTTCAAGAGCAACAGTTAAATTAATCAATATGCCTAAAATTGACAAACAAAGTCTTACAACAGTTATTAATTTTATCAACAAAGACGCACCAGAATTAGAAATCAACGGAGCAGTATTACCTCTAGTGGCAAAATTGTTAGAAGATCTATTAAGTGCAGAGAAAAAATTATATATACTCGACAAATGGAAGACAACAGAACTAATTAATAAATTCAAAAGTAATCAAATCAAAGTAAAACCAGAATCATTATGGCAGGCAATCAAGAATAAATGTGCAGCAGAATACATTGAACTTAAGATCAAAGACATATTAGGTATAAATGAAACTTTTGATGATATGAATCCCTTACAGGATTTTTAAAGAGGGCCCACCTCGTAAATATTGCGTTCGAAGAAAAATACCGACGCAAACTATATGAAGGATTAACACTAACTAATAACTTAATAAAACATGCTTCTGCACCACTCATTGAAAAAGGAAGGCATCCTCATACAGATTATAATGGATTGCAAAGGATAAAAATTAAAATTATTGATCCCCAGCTTCGAAAAGATATAGGTATAGATTATGATGATTTTAACAAACTCGATCTAACTAAGATAACATGCAAATGTCCCCATAAAGACAAATTTGAGAAAATCTTTGAAACTGAATTAGAAGACAATGATGAGGCAATGTGCTGGACTGCATGCAGACATACAACATTAGCAGCTGCAAAAAGGCAAATGAAAGGAGCACCTACACCTGATGAAGAAGTTGCTAATGACTTTGTAGAACACTCAATGAAAATAATTGAACAAGAAATAGGAGAAGATCTCTCTCAATTCAAATATTCAGTAAAGGACTGGTATCAGCACTTATCATCCAAAAAACAAAAACAAATTAAGCCAGCACTACTCTATTACAAAGGAGATACACACACATTAAGCAAGTATGAGTTGAAACAACTAAATAACTTTAAATATACAGGCATTTTGAAAGAAGAATTACAGCCACCTGATGGAAAACCACGAAATGTGTGTGCTATACCACAAAGGACAAAATTTATAATGGGACCAGTCACATGGGCATTAGAAGATATATGTGCACATAAGCTTAATGCCTATTGTGGTAATAAGAACTTATCCGAAATGGAAAAAATGATCAACAACTATTTAGCCCAAGGATTTACAAAAGTAGTAGAAGGCGATGGTTCTGCTTTTGATAATACTCAGGATGTGTCACTTAAAGAGTTAGATAGGAGAATTTATAAAAAAATTATTGATAAAGTGTATCATGTGCCTAAATTTGACTTTTTACATGCAGCTACAGCTCTAACAAAAACAATGCAAATTGAAGAAGTTATTCATGGACGACGTAAGGTGCTCCTTGAATATACAGTATTAGGCACAGTATTTTCTGGAGATTGTGACACTACACTTATGAATACAATTAGGATGGCAATGTACAACAGATACGTAAATGATAAAGCAGGACTAGTATATGGAAAAGACTATGTTTGTTTTTCAAAAG